AATGGTGACCAATTATTGAGTTATGATATTACTACAAACGAATCTATTTCAATAATTCCGCCATTTATTACAGTTAATGGCACTTCAAATAATTTACTTATAAAACCAAGTAAATTTGAATTTTTACAAGGTGCATTTAAAACCGAAATTACAAGAGCTACACCAACTGCAAACAGAGTTATTACATTCAAAGACGAAACCGGAACAGTTGCATTAACTTCTGACATTCCATCACCTATCACAATCGATGCAACACCAACAGACGGAAGTAGTAACGCTGTAAGTAGTAATGGTGTGTTTGATGCTTTGGCTTTAAAAGCAAATTTAGCTTCTCCAACTTTTACCGGTGTAGTAACAACTCCATTATTGGCACTTACATCAACTACAAACGGACTTTTGCCAAATGCTTTAACAAGTGTAGAAAGAGACGCAATAGTTTCACCGATAGCGGGAACAATGATATTCAACACTACAGAGGGTTATCCCGAATATTACGACACTTTTTGGGGGTGGATGCCTTTATACACTTCTAACGAGTGGAAAGCTAAAAATGGTTTTGAGTACTCAAATGATTTTATGACTTTTCAAAGTGGGGATGGTTTTATTATTATAGCAAATTCCGGTTCGGGTTCAACAAGTATTAATGCAAGTACAATTAATAATAGACCGGGTATTCAAACGCTTTCAACGGCCTCAAGTGCTACGGCTATATCAAGAATACAACAAGTTGTTGGCTCAACTGCAAATAGTACTTTTAGATTGGGTGGTGGTAGAATGATAATTGACAATTGGATTAGAATACCGACTTTAAGCGATGTAACAAATAGATTTCAAACATTAATAGGTGTTGGTTCGAGTGCAAATGGGATTAATCAAAATTCGGGATTGTTATTTTATTATGATGAGGGCGGTGTTTCTACGGGTTCAACTGCATCTGCAAATTGGCAAGTTGTAAGTGCAAACGCAAATGTTAGAACGTGGACAACAACGAGCGTTCCCGTAGTAGCGAATCAATGGTATAGATTGACTATTGAAATAAACGATGCTTGTACAAGTGTAGTTTATAAAATTGATGGTGTTACCGTAAGAACAGAAACTACTAATATGCCTACTTCATTAGACGTTGGAATTTTAACGGGCATTTTTAAATCAGCGGGGACAACTGCAAGAACTTTAGATGTAGATTATTTAGGCTTTAAACAAAAATTCACTACTGCAAGATGATAAAATACAGATACAAATTAGAAAATTCAAATATTGAAACTTTGAATTTAAGCGATATTCCGCAAGGTTTAGATTATGAAACTATTGAGTACGAAATTGAAGAAGAAAAGCCAATAGTTCCGCAAGTAATTACTCGCAGACAGTTCAAAATCGCTTTGGCGGTGTTAGGTAAGAATGAGAATGACATATTAAACGGAATTAATCAACTTCCTGAGCCTACAAGAACAATCGCTTTAATCAGTTACACCGAAGCGGGAACGTTTGAAAGAAGTAATCCCGAATTAATATTCGTTGGTAAGACATTTTTACAAATGACAGATGAGCAAATCGATAATGTTTTTACAATTGGAAGTCAATATTAAAATTAGTATGGGGATAGTTTTATTCTTAGTGGCAGTCATTCTGTTTATTCCGCTAACGTTTATTAATTTTTTGTGCGTACTATGTAAGTACAGAATTAAATGGAGTACTATAAACGGATTCTTTCACGAAACGGCTATTGACATTGATAGGTTTGGCAATAGAAATTTTAGAACGTTACTAAATATGACATTGCAAAAAAACGGCTATCAATTTGGAAATATTAACGAAACGATTTCAAGTGCTTTGGGTAAGAATAAAAGAGATAAAACATTAACGAAAATCGGTTTACTTCTTTGCTACATATTAGACAGTTTAGATGAAAACCATTGCATTAAATCAATAGCAGAATGACAAAGAGAGAAAAAAGGGATTCGCTACACGTAATACTCGGAGCAGTTATAATGTTTACAATAGGTTTTATAACAGACTTTGATAACTATACAACAGAGGGTAAGTATATCGGTGTGCCTTTATTATCTATATTCTTAGGCACTTTTATAGGCTTTAGTTGGGAGTTATACCATTGGGTAAAAACAGGTGCTTATATGGATTCAAACGATATTATACGTACTGCAATAGGGTTTTTAATCGGTGGACTTTTAGCAACTTTATGAGAATTAGGTATTTATTTATAATTTTTATCGTCTTAGTTGGCTCGTTAGTCTTATTCAGTCAATGTACGTATAACGAAACCCATAACTATTATTACAATCCAATAGTAAAGAATGATTTGACCGTTGAAGAAAGACATTTAGTTGACTTAATAAACAACCATAGGACTAACTTAGGTTTAAACAAATTAATACCTGAGATGCTTGCAAGTGAAGTGTGTGAGATTAGAAATGTAGAGGATATAGATAATAACGTTCCACCAAATCATAACGGGTGGAATGAAATGATACAAGATAGCCAAGCTGTAGAGGGTGACCAAATTTTAGGTTATAACTTTAATAGCGTGGAAAGTTTGTTTAATGCTTACCTAACAAGCGCACAAGGTCATAGACAAGTAATTGAAAAAACAGACCGAACTCACATCGGAATAAGCCTAATCGATGGCAGAAATTACATAATAGTAGTTAAATATATAAGCAGATAAATGAATTTTTTTATTGACAATTGGATAGCCTTATTGGGGTTTATATCAGCGCCTTTAGCGTGGGTATTTGGTGGCAAACAAGCCAAAAAAGTAGAGATTAAAAAAGCCAATGGCGATGCAGTATCTACTATGCAAAGCGTATATGACCAATTTTTGTCTGACTATAAAGATAGAATGAGCGAATTGATGGGCGAATTAAACGTTTTAAAGGGTACTAATATAGAACTTCAAAGGCAGTTTAACGAAATACAATTGCAGTACGCAAAAGAAACAGAACGCTCACAGAATTGGGAAAAACTACATAGGGAGTTAATGACTAAATATGCGGTTTTGGAACGTGATTATGAGCAGTTAAAAATAGACCACGATAAGTTAAAAATTGATTTCAATAAATACAAAAAAGCAAACTAATGAGATTAGATAAAAAAGGTTACGATTTAATAAAAGAGTTTGAAGGTTTAAAGTTAAAACCTTATTTATGTTCTGCTTCTGTGCCTACAATAGGTTATGGTTCTACTTATTATGAAAATGGTAAAAAAGTAAAATTAACAGATGCGCCTATTACTAAAGAGCGTGCAGATGATTTGTTTGAAATAGTAGCTGATGACTTCGCTAAAAGAGTAGTGCCTTTGATTAAAAAACCACTTACACAAAATCAGTTTAATAGTATTGTATCATTTGCTTTTAATTTAGGCGTAAGAGCATTACAAAACAGTACTTTATTAAGATTGGTAAACATAAACCCAAACGATGCAAACATAGCTAAAGAGTTCTTAAAATGGAATAAAGCCGGTGGTGTAGTTGTTAAAGGTTTAACAAATAGAAGAATTAAAGAAAGCGCACTATATTATACAAAATAAAACTTTTTAGTATTTAAATATCAAAAAACATAAACTTTTTAGTATTACAATGAAAAAAATTAAATATTTATTTATTCTTAGTTTAATACTTGTATCTTGTGGTTCAAGAAAAGTAAGTAAAACAACAGTAGAAGAAAAAAAAGACAGTACAACAATTGTAGATATTAAAACAAATATTGAAACAAAAGAAACTACTGAAGTAAACAACAATTCTAAAATAGATACAACTACTGATGAAATTATAATTGAACCGGTAGATAATACTAAAGAAATTATTGTAAATGGTAAAACTTATAAAAACGTTAAAATAAGACACAAAAAAACTAAAGACAATAGTTTACATACAAATCAAAAGAAAGTCGTTAAAAACGCTTTAAAACAACAAATAAAGCATAATAAGCAAACAACTTCAACTTCAAAAACTGTTAATGATAAAAAAATAGATAAAAAAGAAAGTTTAGTTAAATATTTGTATTATTTAATTATACTTATAATATTATACTTAATTTATAGATATAGAAAGTATGTTTTTAAGTTTATTAACATACAGTTATAATAACTTTATAACGCAAACTATTTACTTTGTCAAAAAAAAACTGTTTATTTGCTAAATAATTTTAGTATATGTTTAAAAACAAAAAATTAAAATAATAAAAATATCCAAAAATTTAATAAATATTTACAAAAAAGCAAAGTGGTTTTGGGTATAGTCTTTTTAATTCAAAAAAAAATATGGCTAAAGTTGCAAAAAAACCTTTAAGAAAGAATTTAATAAAAGATTTAGATACTATATTTAGTCAATATATTAGATTAAGATATAGTAAAAATGAAATAGCTGAATGTGTTACTTGTGGTAAAAAAGACCATTGGAAGAAATTACAAGCCGGTCACTTTATGAGTAGAAGTAATTACAGTACAAGATGGGATGAAAACAACGTTCAAGTTCAATGTGTAGGTTGCAATGTTTACAAAAGTGGTGAACAATACAAATATAGTTTATATCTTGGTAATAACTTATCTGAAGAATTATATATTAAATCAAAACAAATAGTTAAATTTGCTGATGTAGAATTAATTGATATGATTGATTACTACAAACAACAAGTAAATGTCTTGCTTAAGTTTTCATAATGTTTTTAGATTGTTTTGTTTGAAAAGGGTGTTTTAATTAGCATCCTTTTTTTTATATATATGTTAAAGAAAAGTTAAAGTTTATTTTTGTAATATATTTTGATTTATATTTGTACCATAATTAAAAACAAATAACAATGGAAGATTTATTAGACTACAACAGATTTAGAATTGAAGCAATGCAAAAAGAAATTTGCGAATTAAAAAGTACATTAAACACTTTAGAAACTTACTGCTTTGAATTAGCAGATGACAAATGCCCAAAAGAGTACAAAACAATTATTAAACAAGAACTTTATAACTTAAAAACAAAGTAAAATGAAAAAACAGGAAACAGAATTAAACTTAAATCAAAAACTATCTTTAATTCAAAAAGAATTTAAAGCAAACAAATCAAAATTTAATAGTTTTGGTAAATATAACTTTAGAAGTGCTGAAGATATATTAGAAGCCTTAAAGCCATTTAATGAAAAGTATGAAGTATCTTTTATAATTACAGAAGAATTAATAACAAATGATTTTGTAGCAAATACAATCCCAATGTTATTATCTACTGCAACTATTTTAGACAACAACGGTATTAACGAAATTAAAGCAACTGCATTAGTTGGTGTAGACTTAGAACAGAAAGGAATGCAAATGCCTCAAAAGTTTGGTTCTGCTTCATCTTATGGTAAAAAATATGCTTTGGGTAACTTACTTTTAATCGACGATACACAAGATGCAGATGCAACTAATAAACACGATAATCAAAGTAAAGAAGTTACAACAGAAGTAGAATTGAAATGGTTAAATAAAAATACACCTGAGTTTAATAAAGCTATTGAATATTTAAAAGCCGGTGGAAGTATTGCAACTATTGAAAATAAATATAAGTTAGCAAAAACAGTTAAAGACGAATTATTAAAAGTAAAATAGGGAAGCTGAAAACTATATAGAGTAAGCAAATTTTAAATATAATTATTATGTTTCAAACATTAAAAGCACCAATGACAAATAATTCAAGTGCAACAGAAGTAAACAAAGTTTACAAAACAAATGATTTATCAATTTTTAAACTAATTGATGGAAATAGAATACAAAATTTACAACACATTAAAAGATTATCTGAATCTATTCGTATTTATGGAATGAAATGCAATCCTATTTTAGTAAATGAACAAATGGAAGTGATTGATGGGCAACATAGATTAATGGCTGCAAAAGAAGCTAAATCTTATGTTTATTTTATTATTGTAAATGGTTATTCATTAAGTGAAGTTCATACATTAAATTTAAATCAAAAAAATTGGTCAAAAAAAGATTTTTTAGATGGATATGCAAATATTGGTTTATTACCATATATTAAATTAAAAAAATTTCATAAAGAAAATGAAGATTTTACACTTTCAGTTTGTATAGCTTTTTGTAATAATACTACTGATAATTCACATAATAGATTAGGTGAAAATCTTGAGGTTTTTGAAGATGGAACTTGGATTGGCAAAGATTTTAATTTAGCTTATGAGTGGGCAAATAAAATTAGAATGATAAAACCTTATTATAAAAATTATAATAATAGTAGTTTTGTAGCTACTATGATTACTTTAATTAATAATGATAAATTTGATTTTGATGAATTTATGCATAAATTGCGAATTCAACCAACTGCATTAGTAGATTGTACAAATAGGTCACAATATAAAACTTTAATAGAAAGTATATATAATTATAGAAGTAGAAATAAAGTAAATTTAAGATATTAAAAAATAGAGGAAGCTGAAAATCTAAAGAGTAGGCAAATTTAAATATAAAAAAAATGAGTGCAATTATTAATGTAAGTTTAAGAGTAGACAAATTACCAAAAGAAAAATTTGTAAGTGGAAAAGATGGCGCAGTATATTACAATTTTACTATTGGTGTAAATGATGAAGTAAACCAATTCGGTCAAAACGTTTCTTTAACTGATAGTCAAAATCAAGAAGAAAGAGAAGCTAAAAAGCCGAAAGTTTACTTAGGTAACGGAACAGTAGTTTGGACAGATGGTAGTATTAAAACTGCTCCAAAGAAAGACAAAGCTACACCGGTTGAAAGTGTTGATAACTTACCGTTTTAATTTTTAAAACTACCATTTTAAGCATTATCTTTGTATTTATAAAATAAATTTAAATATTAAAATTATGAGTACAAAGATTTGCTTTAAATGTAAAGAAGAAAAAAAATTAGATGAATTTTACAAACATTCACAAATGCCCGATGGCAGAGTAAATAAATGTAAAGAATGTAATAAATTAGATGTTAGAAATAATTATCTAATAAAATCTAAAGAAGATGGTTTTATAGAAAAAGAAAGATTACGTTCTATTGAAAAATATTATAGATTAGATTATAAAAATAAACAAAAGGTTTGGGACAAAGATAAACCTTGGAAAAATTCTTCAAAATATAAAGGTTTAAGAAGTAAATTTAAACACGTTCCAAAAACACACCATTTACACCATTGGAATTATAATGATGAATTTTTAGAAGATATAATTATTTTAGAAAAATTTAATCATAGGAGAGCGCATAATTTAATTAATATTGATTTAGAAAAAAAAATTTATATAGGATTAAACAATGAAATTTTAGACACAAAAGAAAAGCATATTTTATACTTAATTAATAACGGTATAAAATTTTAAACAAACAAAACAATGACAAAAGAACAAAAAGAAGAAAAGCGTTTAATGCTTGAATTTATATTAGACGAAGCAATAATCAATCCTTTAGAAAAAGTAGAACACCCAATGCCGGCAATATCTTTTGGAATTAAAACATACGAAAGTAAAGATGGCGAAATAACGTTTCCGGTACCATTAGGAACTTATGGTAATTTTAGCTTTGTACAAGCACCACCAAAGAGTAAAAAAACATTCTTTGTTAGTTTATTATCAGCAGTATATTTAGCGGAAGATTTACAACAATTTTGCGGTGATTTAAAAGCAAACAGAAACAATAAACACTTAATACATTTTGATACTGAGCAAGGTAATTTTCACGCTCAAATGGTATTTAAAAGACCATTAGAAATGGCCGGTTTAAAAAACATAGAAAAATACCATACATTAGCTTTAAGACAATATAGTTTTAATGATAGAATAGAAATTATAGAACATTATCTTTATGATAGATTAGATGGAAAAGATATTGGCTTAGTTATTATAGATGGTATTGCTGATTTATGTAGTGATGTAAACAACATAGAAGAAAGTAACAATGTAGTACAAAAACTAATGAAATGGACAAAAGAATTAAATTGTCATATTGTAACTGTTATACACTCAAATTTTGGAACTGATAAACCAACCGGTCATTTAGGTTCATTCTTAGAAAAGAAAGCAGAAACACAAATACAATTAGAGTTAAATACAGTTAATAAAGGATTAGTAAAAGTAAGTTGTAAACG